CTTCACGACGAGGCATCCAGAAATCTTCCATCATTGATAGATGGCGACGATCGTCACGTGTCTCACCAGTAGTTGCATCATAAACAATCTTGTTACGGAACTTGTTCATGATATCAGAAACGTATTGCTCTGCTTTTAGTTTTGGTAGGTTACCAACATCAACATAGAAAATACGACGCTCAGGTGCACGAGAAATACGATAGATGACAAGAGAATCTTCAATCATCTTCAATTGATTAACTGGTTTGATTGCCTTATGTAGATAAGACATTGCCATACCAGTATTAGGGTCTGTGAAACCTGATGGTACATAGACCACAGAATCAAGAGCTAATTTAACACCGTGTGTAGTTTGCTCAGTGATTCCTTTATCATTATAAAGATAGTATTCCTCTACCTCTTTAACAACTTCAACACCTTGTGGTGTTCGTTCTTTTTTAACATTTTTAATACGACGAATCTTGCGAGGATCAATGTAACGTAATTCTACAATTCCTCTTTTTACATTTTGTTCGTCAATAAGAACTTGATAATATATCCTTCCATCGATATACCATGCACGGAAGGTTTCATGTGCTCGCTCATTAAATTTTAAAATTTTAAGAATATTATCAAATTCTTCTCTAATTTTTTTCTTGATGTTTTCAGAAACATTAACTTCATCTAGAACAATCTCAACACTACGTCGATCTTCATCAGCAACAATTGCTTCATTTACAATATCTTCAATGGCTGCATCGCAATCAGAATATTGCGAAACCTCACGATAACGACGAATTAGATCGTTTTCGTTTTTAATAACACCTTCAAGATCCATGACCATACCGTAGTAACCACCAGCATTTACGCCAGTGTTAACTACGGTTGCGCCTGTATCAGCTGGAGAAGGTGGCACCACGCTTTGTAGCTGTGGTGCATCTTCCTTACGCTTGATTTCAAACCCAAATAGCTGCATTATGTAATAACCTTCAGTTAGTAATAATTATAGTGGGAAAGTGCCAATCGGAGTGTCAACAGAAACATTAACACCAAATCCGGAAGTCGCCCCAGTGGTTGAAGTAAAGAAGTTGTAAGTAAATTCTACGTCAAACTGTTCGATAGCATTTTGTTGTTCGTAATCTAAACCAATTGCAGAAATAGCATTTGGGAAAGCGTCTACAAATTTATATGACTTAATTGTAGCACCGTTTCTATCCAATTGATGTACAGACAAATCGACCTGATAATCTGTTGGATTGACACGACCATTAGTAGTATTGTAGTTTTGAATTCCAGACTGCCACTGTTCTAGAGCATTACGAATATTAAAGGTTGTATCATTATAAATGGTAACAGCCCATGGTTGGAATGTGCGCTCACCAGCAAAGTTAACAGGACGTCCACGATAAAGAACAGGAATGTTCTCAATAGTGGATGCTGGTAGCTGAGCAGCTTTACACAAGAACTGTGCACGCTGACCAGCCACTACACCAAGTGCAACATATGACGGGAAAGTTAGTTCGACACGGAACTGATTAGGGCGAGCACCGCCACCAATCATCTGTGCTTTAAAATCAGCAATATTTGCCATTTTTTATCTCCTTGTTCTATTATTTATCCGTGTTTAGGCTAGTTCAGTAAAGTTAATTGCTGATCGAGCTGCAACGAAGTTAAGAGTGATAAAGTTGATAGAACGATTTGGCTTAACGAAGATGTCCGCAACAAATTCGTTACGATCAATAACTTCGCCAGTGTTATTAGACTCATCGCACTTAACAACAAAGTCTGTAATACCACGACGACCTTGGACGTCACGCAGGAATGGTTCTACAATCGCTTTAAACTGAGCACGTGTGAAACTGTCGTTAAATTCAAACAACTGGAACTTGGCAGCAGTCGCAACTGCTTTCTCAAGAACAATAAACAGACGACGAACATTGATACGATCGAATGCGCTTGGTGCAGCCAATAGAGTCTTGTCGCCGAATAGAACAGTTCCTTCTCCTGGGAAAGAAACAACTGGATTGACACCTTTCTTATAAAGAGTGTCACGAAGTGCTTTGTTTGGATTAAATGCTAGTTTAACAACATTTTTAATCTGACCACGATTTAGACCACCTGGAGAGAACCATGGATCGTTAGTATAGTCAGTACGAGCACATAGACCAGCTACGTCACCATTTAGTGGAACATAACGATACTTGTCATTATAACGATCGTATTGATATTTGTAACCAGAATCCATAACAGCGTATGAAGTGCTTGGTAGAGCATCACGGTAAGTAGTAATAGCAGTAGCAGCTGTAGAATCTGTACCAATAATTACGTCACCACTGCTAGTGTCTTGTGGAGATGCGAATACTACGCAATCTTTACGAACCTCAGCAATATTATTAATTACATATGTTGCAACAGTTGTTGATGCTTTACCCAAAGCGATTAGGCTAACATCATACTGTTCGGCATCGCTTAATAGAGCAAATCCATCCTGAATTTCAGAATCAGTTACTGCGTAATCATCAGTGCCACCAGTCATTGATCTTTCAATAGCGGCAGATAGATCTTTGTAAGAAGAACCAGCCAAAGAAGTGGCACTAGTACCCCATGCGGCACCAGAAACGCCAACGCTCGAGCTATGATCCATCCAGTAAATATATTGTGAGCGACTATTAACTACGTCTTTATAATAATTATTTGTTCCATCATATTTCTTAGCATCTGATGCTTTAGAAACATAAGCAAACTTTTCTAGAACAGTGCCTGCAGTACCTGTAAAAACACCATCTTCGTCAATAACGATAATATGAAGTTCGTCTTCTGCAGAAGTTGCTCCTACTCCAGCAGCATATGTTGATGTTCCTGGCGCACTATCAAACTGGTCTTCATAGTCCCAACCAGAAAATGTTGCAGAGTCAGCCATTGATACTAGTAATGAATTACCAGCAGATCCAGGATAACGTGCAGCAAACTCACCAACTGTTGCTTCACCATTTGAATAACTTTCCAAATAGTGAGAAGAGTTTTTAATTTTGACAGCAGTGCCTGTTGAAACAGCGTTTAGATGACCAGCGTCTAGACGAACCAGAAGAAGGTTGTTTGTGTAGGCTAGGAAGTTGGCAGCTGTAAAGAAAGAGTTAAAATTGCTATCATTTGGTTTACCGAAACGTCGGACTAGTTCGTTTTCAGAACTAACTGTAGTTGGTTCTGAAACTGGACCCCATGGGAAAGCACCTGCGCTCGCTCCAATAGCAGTAGAAACTGCTGGAACAATTGAAGATAAGTCTTTTTCTACGACTGCAACGCCTGGAGATAGTTGGAACGGCATTGTAATTCTCCTTGTTAATAAGTTTTACTAGACAATTTTATGTCTACATTTTATTTAGTTTTTGCACGATTTCTAGAAGTTTAGAGGAGGTTTTTCTGGACCACCATCGTCGTAAAAGCCAAATGGAGTCAATTCTTCTTCAATTGCTATCATTTGTTTCTTATACATCGCTTCTCTAAGGTTTACATTATTTAGGTCTTTAAAATAACTGTTCGTTGTCAACCAGCCGAACAGAACTAACGGCATTACTAAGTCATCATGATAACCCTCATCCGCCTCATAAGACCCTTTCTTTTCAATAAAAGTCGAGATCTCAGAAATAGTGTCGGCATCGTTCACGATCAATTTATTTTCCTCAACTAGTGCTTTAAAGTTATGACAACCGATTCGTTTAATTTTCTTATCGGTATTGACACCTAGCTGAGTTTTACCACCACCAAATCCACCAGAGACAGTTTGACCAGTAGTATGTCTGGTAACCATTAATATATTATCATATTCTAATTCTGTATATAAAATATGAGCAACCTGTTCAGAAATATTCGTTTCCATTAAAACCCATGCTTTATTATAGTCATTTCCCACTTTGTGGATAATATTTGGATAAAGCAGAGGACTAATTTCGTTATTACGATATTTAGCCACTATACGATATGGAGTTTCTGTAATATCTATAACCTGAAATGCAGAGTAGTCACCACCAACACCTTTAGCCATATCTGCAACTAAACAGTATGAATGTCCAGCTTGTGGATTTACATATACGTCTAGTCCATCTTTTTGATAGATAATAGCATCTGGGCTCATCTTAGCAATTATGTCTGGACGCACTAGCGTTAACGATGAACCCAAGAAATTACATAAAACTTCCTGTGTAAATTTTAATTCGCCAAGTTGTGCCTTTTGCTCGTTTGCCCACTTCTCATCACGACCAGGAATTTCCCAATAAGGAATGAATAGAGGAACGAATCCATTTCTTCCCTTTTCTGCATCAGTCCAAAACTTCCAGAAGTGATTGTAACCTAGCGGAGTAGATGACAATAGAATCTTAGTTGTTTGACCAGCAGAAATGGTTGGATAAACAGAAGTAAAGAAATCCTCAGCCACGTTATTTGGAATAATTGCAGCCTCGTCAACGTATAGTAAGTTAACAGATTTACCACGAATACCAGCTTTGCTTGTTGCTGATGTGAAAACTTTTGATCCATTTTCTAGTTCAATATCGCCTTTATTCCATCCAGTTACACCCTGTTGCATCCATTGAGGCAGCATCTCATACATAATCTGATAACGATCCAGAACCTCACGCGCAGCTGTTGCCTTGTTGGCTAGAATAGCTACAGTTTTATTTGATTGAAACAGTGTATACCAAAGAATATAGGCAGCAGAAGTAGTTGTTTTACCTTGTTGTCGCCCTTCCATAAGAATCACTCGGCGATTGCTATGGATAATTTCTACTTTCTTTTTCTGACACTCATATAATTTAAATAACTGCAAACCGTGATCAAGTGTTACGATCTGACAATAATTCTCAATAAAATAAATTGGGTCTTGAGAACACTTAATATACTCTTTAATATTTTCAGGTGTAAACTCAACTGCAACACCAGCTGCTTTGAGATTACTATTTGAATTATATATTTCTGCCATTATTTAAAACCCATTTAACCACTCTTCATTTGAAACAGTTGCGTTAGTGACATCACCATCAGCAGTATACAATCTATTCGGATTGCTAAAATCTTCATTTTGTCCAATATTTGCATTAACAGTTTCAATAATACCTTGACCAAGAACTGGACCAAATAGATTTAACTTCATTTGAAAATTTAATGTGTGTGTAACAAATCTTCTTGATTGAAAGTCTCCATCGTATTCATCTGATACAGAAACTGCATTTAATATGACTGGAACTGTATTCGTAATTTCTAAATCTGATAAAACATTTATTGGTAAAGAATACTCAGGAGTAAATGTTGGTAGAATCTGCTCAATAATCTGTAAACCATCTTCTTGGTTTTTAGTCAGAATGTATAATGATATGTCAAGATTATATGGAACTGGTGAAAACACATGGTCTTTAGATGTCGTTCCAGTAGCATAAGAAATTTTACTTAAACGATTAGTTTTTCTTGATGGATCATAGTTATAGCCAATAATTTCAAAAGACATTCTTGGTAAAGAGATATATGTATGATTTTCTAAAGTTGGGTCTTGATCTAAGCGAACAATCCACTTTTCCTTTGGTGCATATGCCAAAGGGACTTGCAATCTTTGAACAGTAGTTCCATCTACTGAGTCACCTTGTTTACGATCAATATAAACATTGCTGAATAACTTACCAAAAGCAACTATTGCTTTTCTAATAGTTCCATGATAATAAACATTATTATTAAGCATTATTGAACCTCACCAAATGGATTGTTCTCACTGAAAAGGATATCTTCACCTTCAGTTTTAAATTTATTATTATCAGCGTAAGACTCTGTTCTATCAATATCAATATCAATTGTTGATGTAGCAGTAGCAACTGTTCCAGATGGTGGATTAGAAAGTGTTATAGTAGGAGCAGATGAATAACCAGAACCACCATTTGTCACAATAACAGATACAACTTTATCTGAATTAGAACCTGTACCAAGAACTGCAGTAGCCGTAGCTGCACCAGAAGAAAATGTTACAGTTGGAGCGGATGTGTATCCAGATCCACTATTAGTGACAATTATTTCAGTAACACTCCCATATGGGTTTCGTGTAGTATTAGTGCTAAATGTCTTAAGTGTCTCAAATCTATCAACCTCTGCGATACCAGTATCAATACGTTCACTGCTATATTGGAATAGTTCAACTTGAAGTTTGTAAACATAAAGTTTACCAAGTTGATAGAATGGATCTTGATGTTGAACAAATTTGATTTCGAACAAACCTTTAGTTAGTGGAAAGTATAATAGATCACCTTCATTTGGGCGAGTTGGAATGATAGTAACACCATAACGACCAACCAGCTGTTCCCAACGACGACGAGCAACAACAAGAGTTGCTGACTGTTCCATCATTAAACCAAACTTCTGAATAAAAGCACCTTGTCCAGCCAAAGAATCTACGTTCTCAAAATACATTTCGATTGGAAAAGATGATTTGAATTCGCTGAGTCTATCTTCACCAAGGATCTCATCCTTAGATATAAGAGTTCTTGGGATATAGAAAAAGTCTTGACCATAAATCTTTAAAGATTCAATAATCAGATCTTCAATGAGCAATTGCTCAGTTCTAATACCGTTTGTGAAGTAAACATTACGAGACATAATTTAACCTATGAAAAAGTCAAGGGGAGCAGATTTATTTTGTAGTTCTTCCTCTAGGTCTTTAATTTCTTGAATTGCTTCTTGGTATAATTTATCACCATCAAGAGTAACACCACCTGGAAGTTGCAATCCTTGGAACTTCTTAAGGTTGGTCGCCCATTGTCTTTTAAACAGCGCAGTAACATAGTGTTTCAACCATTGCTCATTATATACTTTCACATACTCTGTGGGATCCATTGCACGATATCCTTGAACGATAATATAATCGCCAAGAATAAAATCTGTCTGCCAATTAGCGTCTAGGTATAATTTGTTGGATAGACGATTAAATCGGAAATTCTGATGACCATTTAACTCTAGGTCTAGTAATGCTAAATGACTCATAACAGTCTTATAGTAAATAAGACTAGTTGATGTTAGATCATACAAATCGTTTAAACGTAGCTGATATTGTAGATCAAAAATATTTTTAGATGAGGATGCTTGTCCCATCCCAAGAATTTTACCAACACCCCAAACATAATCTGGGATTTCAATATATCGTTTATCGTACTCACGTAATACTATGCTGTGATCTACTGCCCAGTCACCAGGATCTCCATCAACATGAACTGGTCCACCACTATCCCAGTCACCAGTTACATTTTTAACAAGAATAGTTCCAGTACCACTATCCATGGTAGATTCTACATCTGTTTGACGACAAACTGTGGCTACCCCACCATTGTCATTAGTTAGTGTCGCACCGATTGGTGGAATAGATCCAATATCAATAGCTGTTAAAACAGAAGCACGAATTTGTTGCTTCATGTAGATTTGTTCGATTCCTTCATAATGATACAAACGCCAATAATCTAATGCTTCATCAAGACGATCTTCTAACTGATCATCATCCACGTTAATTTCAAGCACAGGAGCGCCCAACGCTCTAAGAGCATATTGTTTTAATGTTTCTCTACTATTTACTGGCATATAATTATCCTAACGCAATAGACATTGCTACAGCTTTATTTAGTGCTTCCCTAACTGCAAACTCTGTGGTGGCAATTTGGGTTGTAGATGTTGCAGCAGCTGCAGTTGGCGCAGTGGGTATTTGAAGTAACGCTACACCACTAGAAGATGCTGTAGAAACTGATGTCCCATCAACAATAGTAGTAATTGTACCAGTTCCTGCGTCTGACACAGAGACACTGCTATTTCCCTGAGAAATTTGATTGGAGGATCCTCCAGCCGATGCAGCCGCAAAATAATCAATTACATTGGAAGAAGTTTTAAAATATAATTTTCCGTCAGTATAATTAAGAGCAACTTCACCATAAGATAAATCACTTGTTAGCGGAACTTTTGCCGCAGTCGATGACTTCTTAAGAAGAACTTTATTCGCCATACCCAAACCTTAAAAAAGGAAACAAAAGAGAGGAGTAAAAACTCCTCTTTACTTATTAATTAATATGTACCACCGTCAATATCACCCCAAACTGGAACACCTGAAGAGTTCATTTGAAGAACTTGACCATCAGTACCAGCTGCACGTTTTGCTAGTGTGTTTGTGGCAGAAGCATAGATCAAATCACCAGTTGTATAGCTAGTTAAACCAGTACCACCATAACCAGTTCCAATAGTTGTACCATTCCAGGTACCAGAAGAAATAGTACCAACAGTGGTAATGTTTGAACTACCAGCAGCAGGTGCAGCACCGACAGTACTGTAATCAACAGTTCGTGCAACACTGCCATTGAATGTCGTGCCAGCCGCAGCACCACCAGTTGAGTTAAATGTTATTGCATTAGTAGTGTTGGCTGTAATTGTGCCAGAACTACCAAGAGAAATAGAAGTTCCATTAACAGTAACTGAACTATTTGCTAGGTATGCATTCGCAATTGCTGTGCCATTCCAGGTACCAGTAGTAATTGTGCCTAGAGTTGTGATGGAAGTCTGACCAGCATATGTAGATGCGATAGTAATAGCATCAGAAGAAACTGTAATTTTATCAGCTGTACCACCAACTGCAAGCACACCAGAAGAATATGTTAGACCATCACCTGCAAGAGATGATTTAAGTTGTAGCGAATCAGAAACGATTTCGATACCACCAGATGCAGCAACTTGAACATCAAGAGTATTACCAGTCTTAGTAAGAGCAGCACCAGCAACAATCATACCAGCGCCAGAGAACTGAGTAAATACTAGTGCATCAGTTCCAACTGTTAGAGGTGCATCTGAAGTGATAACATAACCGTTATCAGCATTTAGAGAACCTTCTTCAACGAATAAGAATAGACCTGGAGATACTTCGTTTGGTTCGTCAGCGTCTGAAGCACGTGACCATGCACCAGAGGCAACAACGTAAATACCGTTTTGTACAGCATTAGTCTGGTCTTTAACCAAGACACGATTACCAACTGATAGTGCAACACCATCAATAGTTTGTGTACCAGAAAGAGTAATATTTGCAGTAGTTGCAGCACGAACAGATTGTTTAACATCTAGACCAGAACGAGCAGCATCAACATATGCTTTAGTGGCAGCATCTTGTGCGTCAACTGGATCAGCAAGACCTGTAATCTTGTTGGAACCCATTGCTAGGTTTCCAGTTAATGACATACCTGCAAATGTTGGTGTCGCACCAGAGTGGATATTCTGTGGTAGAGATAGAGTTACTGCTGCAGTCTCAGAACCAGAACCAGAAACACTAACTTGGTTAGTAGTACCAGCGATAGTGGCTACGTAGTTACCAGTGGTTTGAGTTCCAAGGTTAACATTAGAGATGCTAACTGCACCAGAGCTAACACTGAAGTCTGCAGATGCGAAAGAAGCAACACCCTTATTGCTTGAAGTGGCATCTTCGGCAGAAACGGTAATTGTATTATTTGTTACTGCAACATCAATACCTTCGCCACCAGAAATGGTAAGTGTATCAGATCCAAGAGAGACTGAGTCAGTACCAGTATCACCAGCAATACTCAAAGTAGTAGAAATCGAGGCAGTTCCAGCTGCAGTCAAACGACCTTTGGAGTCAACTGTGAAGGTTGGAATTGCTGTAGCAGAACCATAGGAACCAGGAGTGACTGTGGTGTTTGCAAGAGTTGCTGTACCAGTTACATTACCTGTCCCATCAAAAGATCCAGAGGTATAACTAACATCACCAGTTAAAGAGATTGTACGACCAGTTGCTAAAGCAGTGGCAGTAGATGCATTACCACTTAAAGCAGCAGAAATTGTGCCTGCAGAAAAATTACCAGAAGCATCACGTTTAACAATAGTTGAAGCAGTGTTTAGATTAGTCGCTGCACTAACTTGACTGGTAAAATATTCTCCACCAATAACAATATGATTCGCTGCATTACCTGCAGTTTCAGTACCCATACCAATGTATAGAGTCTGTCCACCGTTTGAACCATTGTTGGTTAAATTAGAATATGCCAATTCACCAGCCGCAAGTGTGGTTGGATTTCCTGATACGGAACTGCGTTTTATACGGATTACTGAAGCCATTTATTTTCTCCGATTTTACTTTTAATTGTTATTATATTAAAATTCACCACCTTCCATGTTCTGCGCATCAAGCGTAGTGCTGGAAGTCCATCTGTTTGTTGTTGTTCTATAAATTAGAATGGAACCTGTCGTTAATCCATTTGTACTTGTGTCTACATCAGCAACTGATGCCAAGGTGTCTACAGTGGCGGGATTAGCTAAATTTGTAGACGATAATGTCAAATTGGTTTCTTGTACAGTGGCTAAAATGCCAGTATCACTATCAACTACTGCTGTAATATCTGTCATGTTATATCTGAGTTATTTGTGGGGTTACAGTTGCAACACCTTCTACAACTCTAGTTTTTACACCTCCACTAGAAGTGATTTCTAGGTCATAGAGATATCTTCCTGGAGTGATTGCTTCAGATTGTACTGCAGTTAGAGTCATTCTAACCTGCCCATTAACTGCATTGTAAATCGTTGGGTTTAAACTAAAAGCAGTGCTGGAAGCATATGACTTTCTCATCTGAGAAGCCACAGTATATCCAGTTAAATCAAGTGCGGTACCACTGGTTCCAGTTACAGTAATGATATTACTATAATTAGCACCTTGATCTATGAAAATGTTTGCTTGAGTCGCCACCGAAATCCTCCAATATACCTTTTATTTATTCGTTTTGTAATCTTGAAAATAAAAGTCCCTCCAGAAGAGGGACTTTATACCATATATTCAAATATCTTAACAAAAATAATGATCAATACTTGCCTTCTGCAAAGACATTGATAAACACTGTGCCATCCTCTAGCGCCTCGATCTCGTGCCACTCCGCTGCCCTCAAGCTGATGGGCTGCGTGGTCTTGTCGATCACTTTCTCAATACCCTCTTTGCGAATCACGCACGATCCAGAAGCACAGTAGGTGGCGTGGGCATAGGAGTGTTCATGCCGTGGCAGTCCCTCACCCTTGTTGGCGTGGTAGATATTCAACTGCGCTCCATCGTAGGTAAAGGTATGGCGTGGTGCTACGGTGTTCACAGTTCTGTTGTTCCTGTGGTAGCAGGTTGTTCCTCTACTGGTGGGGGTGGAACCGGCGGTACAGACTTTATACTTTGATCGGTAGGATCGTAATAAAACTGATCTGCTACAACATCATCGGCGCACTCCATCCAAAATAGTGGCGGCGCAACTTCAAATGATTTATTTGATACTTCTGCAATTCGTTGTCCTGATTGAACAGGCTCATTTGGAGAAATTAAGGCTTGTTTCATTTATGTAATTCCTTATCAATACTCAATTATTACAATACCCGCAGCGCCAGCGGCATATGTGTATGAAGAATTAGGGGCGCCAGCACCAACCGTTACAGAAACTGTTCCGCCGGGAGTTAAACCAGTAACAAATTTGATAGCGGCTCCGCCACCACCCGCAGCCCATCCACCACCACCAATAGTTGGCGCTCTATTACCATAAGATATTCCGCCAGTTCCCATAATAGTTCCACCACCACGCTCGGTTCCACCTGCGCCACCATTTAATCCATACTCGCCTCGTATATTTACATCTCCATTACTACCTAAACCACCTAGTGCTGTGTTATAAGCACAACCTCCAGCTTGTCCTGCGCCTCCGGTGGCGGAACAATATGCACCAAATGATGATGTTCCACCGCTTGCTGTAGCACCGCCGCCGGCAGAACTATTATTGCCACCGCCACCAACCACGGTTACTTTTACTTTTGTCACTCCTGTTGGAACAGTAAATGTTCCGCTGGCAGTAAACACTTGCATTCCAACAAGACCACCAGCAGAAGCCGTTACCCAACTAGGCGCAGAGGCTCCATTACTTTGCAAGACCTGACCAGATGTGCCATTTGAGACAAATGCGGTTGTCCCTGTTCCGCTTTGGTAATGCAAGTTACCAGCACCACCGCCAGCGAGGTTGGTTGCTGTGGTGGCAGATGTTGCACTGGTTGCGGTAGTTGCTGATGTTGCTGTGGTTGCACTAGTTGCAGTAGTAGCTGACCCTGCTGCAATAGAGGACTGGTCGATCCACGCACCGTCCCCACGCAGGAATGTGGAAGATCCAGCTGAACCAGTAGCAGATAATTTTGAAACTGTTACTGCACTATCAGCCAAATCAACAGTGCCAATGGCACCATTGGCAATTTTAAGTGATGTGATGGAATCATCCGCCATATTGACGGTTGCTATAGAACCAGTCGCAATATTGCTTGCTGTGATTTTACGAATTGCCATTGCTTACTTTCTTTCGTTAATTAACTGCGCTTATATTATTTAGTTCTTTTTTTCCATCATGCTGCTTTCAATGCAACCACTTGCAACGGCAAAGCAAACGCCATCAGCACAATGTAGAGGGGGATGGTAATCACTTGGGATACCTATCCTTAACTGCCTGAATGGTTGCCTTCCAAGCATCAATGCCCTCATGGTAGATTTGGTCTAGCTGGTCAGCAATGCTGGGGTATGCCATTGCTCGTTGCTCTTTGTAAGCGTTAGCGGCTACTAATGCCTCTGCTGCTGCTTTGTCGTAAGACACTACTTGCTCGTTGGCATCATAGGCAACATCACCACGAATGGTAACAATAGATGGATTGAGTTGATAAATTGCATCTATTTTGTTCATGCTGCTATCTCCATGAGAGTAATGGTTGATGTGCAAGAATCATAATTTACATACACATTAGAGGTACCAAAACCTTTAACTTGTGTTTTATAAGTTACTGATGAGGTTGTTGCTGGAGAATCTAGATAGTTTGTACCAGAACCACCAACGACATTATTTACTGATGAGCCTGTATATGCAGCACCTATTTCAAATTGCGTCAATTGTGTTGAGTTTCTTAGAATATTTAATGCTATTCGTTGATTACCGTCACCAGCAAGTTTCCCTAAGCCAGTTTGTTGAACACAAATTAAAATTTTGCTTGTTGCACTAGTTGGAGTAATTGATGCGCTTAATCCTGTGTCTACATAAGATGTAGATGTTGTTACTAATTGGGTTGAATAAGTTGCATTAACAACCTGCAACACACTCCCGGTAGGCAACGCTGCTTTTGGTACACCCGCCGTTGTTATTAAGGTTCCTGTTTGGTCAGGCAGCGTCAGCGTCTGATTGCTGTTGCTATTCGGCGCAGCAATGGTGAATGTGCCTGTGCCGCTGGCGTTACCCTGTATGGCTACTTTACTCATGGTAGGTTCCTCACATATTCTTGAGCCGCCTCTGCGGTCATCTCGTTACCATCTGCGTCTTGCAGAACCTTGCCTTCAGCAATGTCTTGCTTGAAGGCTTGGTAGTCGGTGTTGGCGGGGTCGAAGATAAAACTAGTCATTGAGCCACCTTCATTAAATTTAATAACCGCATTAGAAATATTATTTCCAAGAGTTTTATAGAGTTTGTACATTTTTATAACTCCATAGATGTAATAATATAAGCATTGCTTGCAGCAGGTTGCGAATATAGACAAGAAGCGCTACCCGCAGTAAAAACACTAGCTGTTGCACTATAAGTGACACACAGAATACCTTCAGAAGAATTGTTATACACTAGAGTGCTTCCAGTAGAACCCGCCGCAGTTGAAGTTAATGCGCCCCAATCAGATGCAGCTGAAACTGTTATGCTACTTGGTGATGCTCTTGCAGTTACTGGAAGCGGCAAAAGAAATAATCCTGTTGTTCCGTTATACACTTGACCAGAAGCAAAATATTTTTGAGAATTGTTTGCCCTGTATGCAACACAATACCGCTGACACAAAGCCAACTCAGTTCCATAAGGTCTGTAATCAAAGCTGGTGGCTGTGCTGCCTTTTTCGAGTTGTACGCCGGTGATGTAGAAGGTAGCGCCGTTTGTGCCGACTACGCTGGTTGCGCCGGTGGCTGAGAAATATGCATTATTAGACCAAGCCCCAGCGGTTCCGCTATATGTTGACCCTGTTCCAAGACTAAATCTAATTCCAATACCACGACTGGTATTAGTATCCCAAGTTCCGCTAGTAGAGCCGGGAATGGTTACAGACTTTTGTTCCCAAGTATTCGCAGAATTAATAGTATAGGTAAATGGGTAATACTGCCCGCCACTGATTGCCCCACCAAAAACACCAGTTAAAGAACTACGCACCCAAAAAGACAAAGTGACTGTTTTTGCATCAGCAGTTCCCCACGCCAAGTCTGAAATGTTTGTGCCTTCAATAAATTGTTGAATAAGAAAGTATTCAGAAGCACCGACAGAATATGCAGAAGAAGATGTGACCAACAAACTATTTACAAACCCAACTGGAGCCGTGGTTGATTGTTGCACAGTATATTTTGAAGCAACAACAGAAGGACAAACCCATCGGTCTAGTGTGTAATTACCATTTGCAGTAACACTCGCCCCCGCATTACGCTGGTCAATCATCATCGCACCATTGATGATGCGGTTCTTAAAGCCAAACCCTGTTGCTGCTGTGGCTTGTGTACTATTGTCGGGGAAGGTTAGCCCCGAAGTGCCTGAGAATGATATGGTCATGGCTGTTGCTCCAATGCCTCAATGCGGGTGGTGAGTTGTTCGATGATGGCTTGCTGCTCCTTGATTGCCGCCGTGAGAGTTGCCACCAAGAATGATGTATCTATGCCTTGGTATTGGGGCTTGCCCTCTGCGTCCACAGCATCTTTCTCGCCAGTC